ACGTCATGCGGGCCTTGAACTGTGGCGTGAACTTGCGTCGTTTGGACATGAGTGCTGCCTCCTGATCCAGGACGGTACCCGACAATAAGGCACCTGTCCAGTTTCAGGGGTGCAGTACACCAACGTATTCGGCGGGCGCGCCCAGTCCCAACCGTGGTAGCCGGTGCAGTCCGCGGTGTTGGGGTAATACGTCGTGGCCATGTCCTACCGCCCCACTCCGAATACCGGCTCGCGCTTGAACACTACCCAGAACGTCCGCACCCCTACGCGCGACGTCTTCGCCTCGAAAACAACGGCGTCGGGGTTCTCCTTGCGGACGAGAGCCATCTCCGCCTCGACCAGAACATCGTCCGCGTCAAGAAATCCGTATGCGGCGTAACACTGGAACTCGGAGAGGCTGACGCCGGCGGGGGCCTGAGCGCCAGCCTCATCGAGCACGGCCTCCAGCTTCTCGGGAAGCGTCCTGTCAGCCCACGCCTTCGGCGCAGGCTGCACTTCGCCTACGGCACGCATCAGCCGCTCCTCCGAGTCTTACTCGCTGAAGCGGATGTACATCGAGCACTCGAGGCTCTCACCGTCCGCGAGCGTTCGGCTCTGAGAGAGCGCCACGCTGGCAATCAGCTTGCCGCTTCCGTCCGAACTGGTGGCCAGGAACATCTTGGTCACCGGGCCGATGGACCCGCCCGACGCCGTGAACGTGACCGTCTTGGTCAGCGCCTGGTAGTCGCCGGACTCCTGCGACACGGTGAAGTCCGTGTTGTCGCTGGCAACCGCCTGGCGGGAGTAGCCGTTGCCCGATGGCTCGCCGCTCAGGGCGGCCAGGTTGTCGGCTTCTGCCAGACTGCCCCGGTTGTCCAGGCCGACGTAGTAGTTCGCGGGGACGCTCTGCTCCTCGCTGAATGCCACCTGGCAGAGGAACTGCTCGCCCTCGTCGTGGAGCATGTTCTCGAGCACCTCTTCAGCCAGGATCCGGCCCAGCCGGTCCCTGTGCCGTATGAGGAACATCCAGTGCATTCTCTTGTGCTTGCGCATCTTCCAGCCTCCTTCAGAACAGGTAGTAAAGCCAGTCTCCCCCGCTGCCATTTGCGATGCTTACATCAGCATAGGTAGCGGGCACCTCCCACTGCGTCCAATGTGGAATGCTGACACAAAGCCCGTATGCCGGGATGACATTGAGCCGTCCCGCGAAAGTCAAAAGCTCGCAGTCAACATCGGCTGTTCGGCCTGTAGCGACCCCAATCCTATCAGCACGAAATGCTGCCAAGTATTGAACAGCGCCTGTAGTCAAAGCAGCAAGGGCCGCGTAGCTGTCGGTTGCGAGATCAAAGCTCTCCGTAATGACCGCGACGTATATGGGCACGTAGCCCCAGAAGTGCCCGGAGCCTTCTGGCTCGAGCAAAATGGTCATAGACCGACCATCGCCCATCAACGCCCAACGGGCCTGAGAGGCCAAGGAAGCGGCTGACTCGAACTGAACAATCCCGCGCCATACCTCGGCGGAAGCATCGGCACCGGTCCACCGGCGCTTTGCCTTTATCTCGCCGAGATGCTTGGCGCCGGCGCCGACGTCCAGGTACGCGAAAGAGGGAGTGCCCGAGAAGACCCCCCGGCGGCTAAAAAAAGCCTCAATGACTCCTGACGCCACCGCACGGCTCACCGTCCAGGTCGTGCCGGAGCCGGCCGTCCACGCCCCCGCCGTCTGCCCGACCGTTTCCCCCGGCTCGGGAGAGCCGCTCACAGCCAGCCGCCACGGCCCACCAGTCACCGCCACGCGCTCCCACGTCCCTGACGCGATCGGCGCGAGCGCGACCGCATAGACGCCTACCCCGTCCGCGTGGCCCGGTTTCACGAACTCCTCGTGCTCGTAGAGCTGCGGCACGCGCAGCTCCACCACGCCGCCCCAGGGGGCGTCCTCCCCGCTGGCGTTGTATGCCGTCACGCAGCCCGCCGTCGCCTCCGTCAGCCGCGCGCCCCGGCGAACGCCCGGCCCGGCCTGGCGGTGGGCCAGGGCTGCGTCCACGAAGGCGTTGTAGGCCCCGGCCGGGACCTTCAGCGGATCGCCGGGCCTGACCTTCTTCAGTGTGTCGCCGGTTGGCATCCGCTACGCTCCGATCCCGAGCCGATAGAAGTCGCCCGACTCGTAGACTCGCTCGACGTACACCGCCGTGGGCTGCGGCACAACGGACCCTTCGCTTTCGCCCTGGTCATCGTAAAACACCCAAAGGTACTCCCATCCGCCCTTCTCGATGCCCGTAATGCTGCCCACGCTTTGGCCATACTTGTTCTCGCTGGCGGCGAAACTGAAGGTGATCTCCCAGTCCTCGTCGCTCCGCCTGGCGCCGCGCGCGCCCCTGAACAGCACCTCGCCGGCCGCAAAGCCCCGGAACCCCGCGCTGTTCACCTCGCCCGTCAGGTCGCGCAGGGCGCGCCTGTAGCCGCTCGTGACGTACGCATCGTCGAGGTAGTAGGTCTCGGTCCAGTTGTAGACTGGCACGACGACGTCGACGCCCTCCACCTTTCCATCGACCACACCGATGGCCTCATTCGTCTCTGGCCCCGTACCTCCTCCGGCCTTGTAGGACCCTACCGTCTCGTGGCTCTGCGTGATGTGCTGCGTGCCGCCCCCCGTGTCGAAGCTGAAGACCGACTCGCCCGTCTCGGGCTCGCTCACCCGCCGGCCGTAGCGCGCGACGCCCTCCCAGATCGAGCCGTCCGGGTTGGAGACGTCCACGAAGATGGGCGTCACATCGCGGCTCTTGCGCACCAGCGAGTCGAACGTAGCGGGCGCCTCGGCAGCCAGCGCAGTCTTAGCCTCAGTGGCGAGCACCGTGCCCCGAATGGTATAGCGCAGGATCGCCGAGGCGCCGTCGCCGGTGGTCAGCTCCCGGCTGTCGTGCTTTTCCTCTACGGTGATCGCCACGGCCCTGTGCTCCCCTTACGAGAAAGCGAATCCATATTCGCGGAGCAGGTCGTTCGTCTTTTCGGTATTCTTTGCGGTCTTCTCGCTGGCCTGCGCGGTGCGTTCCGCCGAGTTGCCCATGCCGAGCCCGCCAAGCACTTCCGCAGAGAACGTGCCCGCAATCATCCGGCCGCCCACTTCCCTGGCGTTCTCCACCTCCGCCAGGATATCCTGCGCTCGCAGGCCGAAGAGCTCCTTGATCTTCTCCTCGTTCTGCCCGTACTCCTTGGCCTCCCGGATGGCGCGGTCGTACTCCACCCGGAGCAGGGCAAGGCGCTCCTCCATGCCGTCCTTGGCCAGGCGGATGCGTGCGCGCTCGATCTGTTCATCGAGATTCAGATTCTCCTCGGCGATGTTCTTGTAGCGCTCGCCCATCCGATCCATCTGCCTTATCACAAGCTCTGCCAGTTCATATGCGCGCGCGGCCCGGATCGCATCGAGCGTTTCTTGTGTGGCGGCAGCTTCTTTGGCTTTTGCCATTTCGTGCTCATAGCGCTCATTGGTAAGTTGCCAGTCGCGTTCGAACTCATCCTCTATGCCCTGCAACTTCAATCTTCGCAGTTGCCTGACCCAGTCCTTCTCCATCGCCATAGCACGGTCCGACACGCCTCCGCCCGTCTCTTTCGGCGCCCCGGGAGCGGCAGGGGCCTCCACGCCCGTAAGCGCCGCACGGCCGCCGCCTTCCAAGTCCTTCAGCCGCGCCTCCAGCTCCTTCCAATAAGCGAAGACCTCCTTCTGCTTTGCCAGCAGCTCGTCTTGGCGCGCCCAGTCTACTTTGAAAGTAAGGGCCTTCATGAAGAGAGACCGTTCAGGACCGAACATCGAGTGCAGTTCAGTCTGGAGCTTTTTCAGGTTATCCCGCGCCTCGGCGATCTCTTCCTTGAGCTGATCGCGGGCAGGTTGGCGCATGGCGTCGATCATTAGAGTCAGCGCATCCGTCATACCCTCAATCGCCCCGGTCGTGTCGTTGATCGCCAGGCCGAGATCGCCGTACTTCCCCGTCAGGTCACCGATGAGGCGCTTCGCTTCCAGCTGCTGCATATTCGAGAGATGTTCGTTCTCCGCAAGCTCGCGCAGACGCGCCATGCGCTGGAAGTCCTGCTCGCGAGCCTTGTCGCCTTCGCGCCGCAACCTGCCCATCTCGTCGGTGAGCTCGACGATCGGCGCCTTAGCCAATTTGGCGATGATCCCGACCGAGTGGATGGCGAGACCGATGGTGGCCAAAGCCGCCACAATTGGCCACAGCACGCCGACGCTCGCGGCGGCTGACACCAACGCGATGGCCCCGGCCACCGCTTTGATCGCCAGCGCCAAACCGCCGAGCACGAAGGCCACCGTTTTCGCAGCCACGCCTACGGCGATCAATGTAGCGGCAAGCGCCGCGAGCGCCACGACGGCCTTCCCGTACGTGAGGATGGCCTCCTTGTGGGTACGCAGCCATTCGGCAAGACCTGCCAGGGCCTCCTCGAGCCGGCTCGACCATGCCGCCAGGGTCTCTTCGAGCGCCTCCCCAACCGCCAGAAGCGCGCGCTTGCTCCCCTGCCAGATCCGCCGGAAGGCTTGTTTGATCCGATTGGCCATCTTGTCAAAAGCGTCCTCCCCCGCCCGCGCGCGGTTGATCATCGTGTCGATGTCGATCCCGAGCTCCTCGGCTTTCTGCACGGCGATGATCAGGCCCCGCAGAGCGCGTCGTCGGGGGAAGACCTTCGCCACCGTGTCGGGGTCCACCTTGGCGAGCTGCCGCATGACGTAGAGCAACCCATCCGAGCGCAGGCCGGCGGTGCTCATCTCGATGCCCAGCTTCCGCGCCGCGTCTTTCGCCTCGTTGGTGTTCTTCATGAACGTCTCGATGACGTTCGCCAGGGCCGTGGTCGCTCGTTCAGGGTCAGGCATGCCGCGCGTGATGAGGGCAAGGGCTGCGCCGAACTCCTCGAGTGACACGCCGGCAGCGGCGGCAGTGGGTGCGACCTTCCCCAGGTTCGCGGCCAGGTCCTCATAGGTGACACGGCCACGCTTCACCACGGAGAAGAGGAAGTCCGATGCGTCGGCGGCGTCCCGGAGCTGGTCGTCGTATGCCTCCATGATGGTGATGAGCGCGCTCGTTGAGGTCGCAACGTCGGTGAACCCGCCGACGGCCCCCTTCGCCCCGGCGCGTAGCAGGTCAAGCGCCTTTTCCGGGGCAACCTGGGCCGACAGGATATCGTAAAGCCCGCCTGCCAGCACCTCCGTGCTCTGCCCGAACTCCACCGCCATGTCCCGGATTGCCGCACTGAAACGTTCCATGTGCTTCTCGCGCTCGTCAAGCATCGTCGAGACCTTGCCCATTTGCTCATCGAAGTCGGCGAAGACCTTCGTGCCGACGATAAGCGGCATGGCGGCGAGGGTGGCCACCCGCATCATCTGCGTGCCCATCCGTTGCACATCCCGGCCGAAGTCCTGCAGATGCTTACGTGAGCTGTTGAGCCCGCTGATGAGTTTCGAGTCGTCGGCGAAGAGCTCGACAAAGGCCTTGCCGGCTCGTATGGCTCCTGCCGTCGCTCTCATGGACAGCCCCTTCTCAGTTGCCTTCGAGGTTCATGAGCATCCGGGCGTTGTCGCTCCAATCACCGCGCGGCTCTGTGCTCTCCACCTCCCAACGCTCCACCATCACGTGGCTGTCGTCCTTGGTGGGAGCCCAGATCTCCAGGGCGTAGGTGTAAGTAGTGGGGCGCACAGCGGACGCGCAGCCGATCAGGACGACGGCCCACAGCGCCGGCAGGCACAACAGGATCCTTCTCATCACTTCTCCCTTCGCAGTCACCCGATCTTGAAGGCCTTCCCGTAGTCGTAGCCTGCCCACAGGGCGGCGTTCAGGACGACGAGCGGGACGGCCCAGGGCACGCCCAGCCCCAGCGCTATGGCGCAGCAGCTAAGCGTGAGCCAGAACTTCACGTTTCTGACGAGGCTCTCCAGAGCGTCCTTCAGCTTCATGGGCAGACCCTCCTACGTGAACGCGAACAGCCCCACTATCATGGGCAGGAACTGGCTTGCCACGATGGCCGCCAGGGCGACGATCAGCACTATTGACGTCAGCCCGACCGAGAAGAACGACGGGGCGGCGGCCGCGATCAAGAGCACGCCCACGAAGAGCAACCCCATCGAGGCCCGCTCGATCCGCGCCTCCCTGGCCTGCGTGCCGATCCGATACTCCTCCAGGCCCTTCTGAAGCTCGGAGATCCCCATGCGAACCATCTTCACGTCCCCCTCGACGCTCTCGACCTTGGCCCCGAGCTCCTGGAACTGCTCGGCCTCGGTGGGGGCGACGACGCTTGCCGGCCCTTCGGACTCGACGGTGATCCGCGGGGCGACCTCCTGCCGGCCGGGCGCCGAGCATCCGACGAGAATCACGAGTGCCAGTGTAAGTGCGACTTTTCTCATTTGCCCTCCCCTTTCACCAGTTTCTTGAGCACACCGATGTTGTCCGCCGTGAGCCGGATCCCGCGCCGCGGCCGGGACCCCGCGAACGGGTTGAAGTCGCTTGGTTTCACTGCGCGCCCTTTCTTCGGATCCCGGTGGACGTTCACGACCGCCGCGATGACGGCGGAGGTGCGGTCCCAGGCGCCTTTGGCCATCCACCAGAGCTCGCGCAGCGTCAGCGGCTCCGGGTCTACTCCGACGCAGCCGGCGAGCTCGTATCCGAGCCGCCAAATATCCGGCCGATCTCGGCCTCGGGGTCCACGTCCGCCAGACGCTTTGCGCCCGCCTGAATCGCCAGCTCGATCATCTTCTGCTGGGTCGCGATGGCCGTGCGCATGTCCTCGCGGCCCCGCTTCAGGAAAAAATCGATCAGCTCCTCATACAGGGCCTTCTGCGCCTGGAGCATCGCGTCCCCGCCCATCGCCTCCGCCCACTCTTCGTCCGTTACGCTCTGCTCGTCGGCCTGCGGCTTGATCAGGGCGAAGATCACGTCGCAAAGGAGCATGACGTCCGTCCCGAGGCGGGTCAGCAGCGGCGGGTCGCCTGCCTCGAGCTCGAGCAGGTTCACCTCCAGAAGCGCCCTGACCCGCTTGGCGGAGCCGAACGACAGGGCAATGGTCCACGCGCGGCCGGCGTTGTCGGTGAAACTGCGCATAGGGTCCTCCCGGCTTAGCTGCCGCTGACCGTATACCACTCGATCTGCGAACGCGGCTTTAGGGTGACGCTCACCGTGACGCCTTCCTCGAGCGGCTCGGACCGGCTGAAGTTCATCACGTTCCAGTTGGCGGCCAGGCCCTCGGAGCCGGCGCTCTCGATGTCGCCGTCCATCGCGGCGAACGTCAGCGCCGTCCCGTTCTCGTAGGCATCCTGCATTGCCGTGAACGCGGCATCTGAGGTATCCCACATCATCTCGAACTCGATGCTCGAATCCTTCAGCGTCGGCAGCGTGAGCCGTTCGCCGCTGGCGCGTGTGCTGACGTCCGCCTCACCGACTTCTCGGTTGAGTGTGAGATCGCGGAGGTTCGTGATCTCATTCCAGCTGACGTTTGCGGGCGTGTTGGACGCGCCGTCGAGCTCCGTCGCGCTGTAGTACGCCTTGCAGTCTTTGCCGAGTACCTTTGCCATTGGTCAATCCTCCTATTTGACGACCGATTCACTCCAAAACGTGTCCAGCTTCTCCTGGCCTTTCTCGAATGCCGGTCCCATGAAGGGGCGGGGCCGGAAGTCAGCTCGCGTGCCTCTGGGCAGGTGGGCCCTGCGTGCGCTGTCCTTCGTCATCCGCACGGTCCCGCCGTACTCCAGGACCTCCGGCACGCTCACCGTGCCGTAGGCCCTCATGCCCTGGTTCCTGCCGCTCACCAGCGTCGGGCCGATCACAACCGATCGGCTCCACAGGGCGAACGCGTAGAAGATCATGCGCTTCAGCAGCCCCACGTGGCTGTGGGGCGGCGTGCCGGGTTTGCTCGGGCCGGAGGCGCTCACGATTGAATGGCGGGCGACCTTGCGCACGTACTGCCCGAATCGCAGGAATGCATGGTAGGTGCGCTTGTCCAGGGCCCGTTTCACGGCCGGCGAGGTGAAGAACAGCTTCTTCATCTCGCGAAGCCTGAAACCGACGGCCTTTGTCCCGCCGATGCGCATGCCTATCTCCAGAGCCTGAAGGTCAGGGACAGCACGCTGGTGAACTGCCGAAGCTCCGCCATGTGATCCGGCAGGTAGACCGGATCGTTCTCAATCGCCACGCAGGCCGCGTCCGGACTGGCCAGGCGAAGGTTGCGGCAGTGGTCCGCGATCTCCTCGACCAGGTCCATGAGCCCGTCGATCTCCGCCGACTCGGCCTCGCTGAAGCGTTTCTGGACGCCAATGTCCAGCTGGTAGTCGTGCTGGTGTCCGTTGCGCGTGGCGCCCGAGATCTCCACCGCCTTAGGCACGACGCTCACCCGAAGCGTCGCCATCTCCGAGAGCTTCCTCTCCGGCCGGTAGAGCCGAACCGCCGTTAACTCCAGGCTGAACGACGCCGCGTTGAGCTCGGTCACGACGGCGTCCGCGATGTCGAGTATGACAGCCATGTCATGCCCCGAAAAGGAAGCGCACGATCAGCCCGCCCAAGACGCCGCCCAGCCCGCCGCTGCCGAGCATGAACGCCACCAGACCGATCAGCCGCTTCTCCAACACGCCGACCCGCTTCTCCAGCGCCTCGGCCTTCTTCGGCCCCGGGCAGCTCTCGATGTGCTTCTGGATCACCGCCTGGGCCGCCTCGCGCGCGATTTGGCGGACAAACTCGCTGAGTGGGACCTTGACTTCCTCGCTCATCAGCTCGTCTCCGTATCAACGTGTTTGGCGTGCACGCGCAGCGTCCCGCGATCGGGGCCGGACCAGCGCCACGGCGGCTCGCCGTTGCCAGGACCCATGACCTCGTGAACGTACGTGTCGTCGCCGACGACCTCCTCGATCCGGTCCCCCGCCTCCGGCAGGACCTCCGCGCCATCGAGCACCAGGTCCGCCGCCTCGATCAGGTAGTCGCGCATGCGCACGACGATCTCGGCTCCGTAGCCCTGCGCGATCCGGAACGGCGTCTCGCCGATGGTGGCCGTGACCTCGACCGAGTCAGCGCCGCGCCTGTAGGTCACCGCGGTGCCCATGTGCGCCTTGCGCTGAGCACGGAGCAATGCCAGGTCACGGGCGATTGTGTCGGTCATGCCACGGCCCTCCGGACCACGTCGCTGAGCACTTGACTGTCGCGGAAGTCGTCCGGGCTGTACTGCCGGCACGCCAGCCAGTGCAGGTAGTTTCGCACGCGCTCGGCGTCGGGTTTCCAGCCGTCCAGCATCTGCCCGAACTCCCGGTAGAACGTGCGCTGCGTCGTGCGGAGCGCGACACCGGCCTTCTCATACAGGGCCGGCCCAAGACACAGGACCGGGCAGCCAAGGGCCAGGCATTCGTTGCCCGCGTTGGAGTTGATCATGACAGCGAAACGCGCGCCCTCGACGGCTTCGGCCAATGTCTTCGCGTCGCACCGGGGCAGGTATGCCTTGCGCACGACCTGGGCGCGTGGGTGAGGGCGGAACCGGCCCTCCACGCCATCGGGCAGACTGCGCGCGACCATGCGTTCAAGAGGCGTCGGGCTGTCGATCTCGGAGTCCTCCATCTGCGAGTCCCCAACCAGCTGGCCCAGGACCAGCACGTATCCCTTCCGCGGCCCAAACGGGCGAAGTTTGTGTGGCCAGACTTGCCCGAACCGCTCTGCGCCCTCCGGCGGCGCCGGGTCGTCGAGTGCGGTTGCCCAGGACGCCCAGTGCAGGATCCCCCGGTGATCGCACTGCATGTGGCGGGTGCGCTCGAAGAAGCCCAGCTCCATCAGCAACGCGGGCACGCGCTGGGTGCGGGCCAGCTGCGCCACGTGCTGGTCCTTTCCCTTGCGTCCATTCCAGATCACCGCCATGTCGTAGATCGCCAAGCTCTCGACCGTGTCCCTGTCGCAGACGTCCACCGCGAATCCGATGCTCGCCAGGCCTTCGGCGATGCCGTGGAAGGGCTCCCTGCAAACTTCGCTCTGCTCCCACTGGTACCTGTTGGGAGCGACGCAGGCGCACAGGCCGCGGAACGGCCCCTCGCGGGGCTCATAGTGCGCAAGTTCCGCCTGGCCTTTGTACGTCGGGAGTTCCGCCTTCTCGTTGGCCCACAGGTGCATCGCAAAGGGAAGCTGCCCGCCGGTGGGCGCGATGTGCCGCGCCTTGGCGGGCCCGCACGAGCGGAACAGGTCGTAGAACTTCGTGGCCATGCCGATCGGCGCCGGATAGAACCACGGCCAAGCGCCAACGTCGAACAGTTCCGGATTCGTCTGCATCAGTCCCGTAAGCAGACCCGGTCCCGTTGCTATTCGGTGCGGCGGCCACTCGAGGGCCCCCAGCGCCTTGTCAATGGCCTCCCAGGTGCTACATTTCTCACCCGCGGCCATCATCGCCCCGTTATGCGTCAGGTGCGTTGAAAGCTGCCCATGCTGCTCTGCGATGAACAGCCGCCGGCCATCGAGCGCATACGCCGACTCAATGTCAGCGACGGGACGAAACGGGAACATATCCACATCGAACCACCAGCCGCCGTAACGCTGGAGGATGCTGTAGCGAAGCAGATCGGATGTGTGCGCGAAGTTCTGCGACTTCTCGTACCACTCTCGGTACTTCGGCAACACTGCTTCCTCGCCATGCAGACGGATGGCGCAATCGGGATTCAGTCGGCGGAAAGCATTGATGTTGAAGACCGCCCAGTCCGGCATCGGCGGCGTCGGTTGACCCGGCAGGCCGGTCCAGGCAAAATGAATCACGTTCGGGATGCCGTTATGAATCATGCGGCTCTCCCCAGGCAACTCCGTTGTTTCTCACCACTGACTTGTCTCTCTTCCGAATCTCATGTTGCCAGTCGTTCTGCTCCTTGTTGAGCACACCGCCCGTGGCCTTCAGACCCCGCGACGCATACATTCCGATGGCGTATTGGCCCCTGACGTGCTGCACCTCGAGCTTGCAGCGCAGCAGGCGGGCTATCAGATCCTGGTCCTCAGCGCCGTAGTCCGTGAACCGCTCGTCGAATCCGCCGAGTCTGACTACGAGCTCCCGGTCCGCCGCCCACCAGAACTGCCCCGGCATCTCCTCATCCCGGCCCGCTTTGACCCTGATCTCGGTAGCGCGGTTTTCGTCACGCTTCATGACCCAATCGCCCCGGGCCTTCCATAGGCCCGGTGCATTGGCTTGCGTGAGCGTGCCGTGAATGATGTCCGAGCAATGAACGATGTCCGAGTCCATGAACGCTATCCACGTGCCCCGCGCGGCCCTGATGCCCACGTTTCGCGCCAGCCCCGGGTTGTTGGGCTTGCCCACGTTCCTCGTGCGCCGAACGC